TGGAATTAAAGTTACAAAAACTGATAAAAATTATGCAAAACAATCTGTTCTATCTAAAGAGACGCAAAAAGCAAAAGGATCTATTCCAACATCACTGAATGCGGGAAGATCTCTAGGCGGATCCAGTGTCGCAAGAACTCTTACAAAAGATAAAATAGTGGGACAGAAAAAAATTACTGGATCTAGTGGATTAGTAACTATTATTCCAAATGCCATTAGTAATGTTCCTGCTGACAAGAAGAAAAGGAACAAGAAAAAATGATAAATATATGATAGTGGAATTTTTATTTAAACAAGATAAGTAATTAAAATGAAAATAATAGATCCCTTAGCCCAATCATTTTATGTAGAACCTGATAGTGGAATTTTTGTTACTTCAGTGGATTTATATTTTTATTCTAGAGATCCTGAACTACCAGTTACAGTTCAACTTAGACCAATGCAGTTGGGTTTACCGACAAGTGAGGTTTATCCATTCAGTGAGGTAGTAATAGAACCAAAGAATGTAAATATTTCCGAAAATGCATCTGTTCCAACAAGAGTAACATTCGATTCTCCAGTTTATCTTGCAGGAAAACAATTTCATGCTTTGACAATACTTTCAAATTCTAGTGTTTATAATGTATGGATCTCTAGACTATCTGAAATAGAAGTTAGTACTTCAGACTTAGCTGAGCAAGATCAAGTATTAGTTTCTAAACAAGCTTTAAGTGGATCTTTATTTAAATCTCAGAATGGATCAACTTGGACTCCAAGCCAACTAGAAGATTTAAAATTTAAACTCTATAGAGCAAATTTTGTTGAAAGTGGAAATATAAATTTTTATAATCCCGATCTTAGTGTAGGAAATAATCAAGTTGCGACTTTAGTAAAAGATTCTTTGGAGATTAATTCCAAAAAAATAAGAGTTGGTATTGGAACTACAATTGCAACTTCCAAATTACCAACTTTTGGAAATACTATAATTCAGCAAAATAGCAATGCAACAGGAAATTTTGTAGGATATGCAGGATCAGCATTTAGTACTTTAGGAATTATAAATGCAGGAATAGGATATACTCCATCATCAGGAACTTTTGTTTATTCAAATGTAACCTTAGATAATATAACAGGAACTGGTAGAGATGCTAGAGCGAATATAACAATTTCCAATGGAGTTGCAGTAGCTGCTACAATTTCTAATGGAGGAACTGGATATACTGTAGGTGACGTTCTCGGAATCACCACTATAGGATCACAAAATTTAGGAAGAAATCTTAGACTGTCAGTGTCTCAAGTTTCTGGTGCAAATGAAATAATTATTGATCAGGTTCAGGGAGAATATTTAACTGGTGTAGGAAATACTTTAAGATATATTAATAATTTAGGAATATCAACAGATTTAAATGGAACAGGAGCAAATGTTACTATTGTTTCTGGAGGAATTGTTGAAATATCCGATGGTTTACACATTAAGGTAAATCATAAAAATCATGGAATGAATTCGGATCAAAATTTAGTGACAATTAGTAATGTCATTTCTGATCTAAAGCCAACAAAACTTTTTACTGATTATAATTCTTTATCTACTGATGATATTTCGGTAGAGAGTGTTTCTATTTCTAATTTCCAAACTTTTGAAAATGTATCTGTCGGTGCTACAAATCCAGGTTATATTCTTATTGATAATGAAATTATCTCATATACTGGAATTAACTCAACATCTTCTCCACCAAAACTCACAGGAATTGCTAGAGGAATAGATCAGACAAAATCCTTTGGATATTCTGCAGGATCTTTAGTATATAAGTATGAACTATCTGGTGTTTCACTGAGAAGAATTAATAAAACACATAACTTATCTGATGCAACAATTAGTAGTCCTATAGATTTAGACTATTATCATTTAAAGATTGATATGTCAGATCAAAATTCTACTATGACTAATAGATCATCATCAGTAGGACTTCCAAAACTATTCTTAAATGAATCAAAATCATCTGGCGGAATTTCTATAAATGCAACTCAAAACATACCATTTGAAATTATAAAACCAATAGTTCAAACTATGACTTTGAGAGGAACAAATGTAAATGCATCAATTAGAAGTGTAAGTGGATCAAGTATTGGTGGAAATGAATTATCTTTTATTGATCAAGGATTTGAGCAAATTAACTTGAATTCTACAAATTATCTATCAACGCCAAGAATAGTATCTTCAAAGGTAAATGAATCTTCAAAACTTGCGAATTTACCTGCAAATAAATCATTTACTTTGAATTTGAATATGTCAACTTCAAACTTGTATATTTCTCCAGTAATTGATTTAGACAGAGTTGGAATGATATTCACTTCAAATAGAGTTAATAATCCAATAAGTAATTATGCAACAGATGATAGAGTATCTACCTTAAAAGATGATCCGTCTTCGTTTGTTTATGCAACAAAACCAATATCGTTGGAAACACCAGCATCTTCGATAAAGGTGTACATGAGTGCTTATGTTAATGTAAACAATGATTTGAGATGTTTTTACTCTATTACCGATGATCCAAATGAGGACATGATTTACTATCCTTTTCCTGGATATAATAATCTTACCACTAGTGGAGAAATCATTAATATTTCAAATAATGATGGACTTCCAGACAAAAAAGTTTCCAAGACAGATGTTATTGGATTTGATGGAGATATTTTAGATTTTAGAGAATATGAATTTACTATTGATAATCTTCCTTCCTTTAGATATTTTGGAATTAAACTTATAGGAACATCAACAAATCAAGCATACCCACCAAGAGTAAAAGATTTAAGAGTAATTGCTTTGGCTTGATATGAAACATTCTAAAATTGATGGACATGCAAATTTAATAAGAGATGAGGAAACCAAAGCAGTAATTAGCACAAACATGACAGATTATAATAATTACATTATGCAGAAAAAAATTAAAGAGAGAGAAAGAGAAAATATACAAAATTTAGAAAAAGATATTGTCAATATGAAAAATGATTTAGATGAAATTAAAAATTTATTAAGGAGTTTGATAAATGAATCCAGATGAAGTAATTCTTGAAGATCTTAGTAAAAATTTTGAGTATTTCAAAATTTCTGCACAGATAGATAATATAACTGATATTGAAGAAGCAAAGACTCTTGCAAAATGTTATTTTAAACTTTACTTAAAACAGCAAGAAGTAATTTCTAAGTTCTAATGGCAAAACACACAATTACATTTGATCCAGAGTCTGGAGTTTCATATGGTGTTAATTTAGTAATTAACACCGGCGCAAACTTCAAAGATTCTTTTACAGTACTAACAACATCAGGAAGTCCGTTTAACTTTACTAGTTGGACGGGATCTTCACAAATGGCAAAGAGTGTTTCAATAGGATCATCTTCATACGCCGTTGCTACTTTTAATGTTGGTTTCACAAGTGCTGCTGGTGGTAAATTTAACATATCACTTGCATCTGCTACTACAAGAAATCTAAAAGAAGGTAGATATGTTTATGATATTTTAGTTAGTTCTGGTTCAACAACCTATAGAATTGCGGACGGAAATATTTTAGTTAGACCAGGAATTTCTCCCGCACCATAAATATCTTTTAGGAATAGAAGAATAAATGGCACAACCATCTACTAGACAAGAACTTATTGATTATTGTAAGAGGAAACTTGGCGCTCCTGTTCTGGAAATTAACGTTGCAGATGAACAGATTGAAGATTTGGTAGATGATGCTGTTCAATTTTTCCAGGAAAGACACTTTGATGGTGTTTATCCTGCTTTCTTCAAATATAAATTAACACAGAATGATATTGATAGAGGTAGAGCAAGAGGAGGCAATGCTCCTGCAGTTGGAATTACTACAACAAGTGTAACTACCACTATTGCAGGGATTACCACTACTTTTAACTATGAGGAAAATGGAAACTATTTGCAAATGCCACCATCTGTGATAGGAGTAAATAAAATATTCCTTTTTGATGGTGCAAATACTATTACTCACAACATGTTTAGCGTGAAGTATCAGTTATTTTTGAATGATGTTTATTACTGGGGATCAACTGAACTTTTAACATATGCAATGGTAAAAACTTATCTTGAAGATCTCGATTTCCTACTGAATACGCAAAAGCAAATTAGATTTAACAAAAGACAAGATAGATTATATTTGGATATTGATTGGGCATCGGTTAGAGATGGACAATATATCATTATTGATTGTTATTCAACACTAGATCCAAATGATTATAGTAGAGTTTGGAATGATTCATTTATAAAACCATATTTAACTTCTTTGATTAAAAGACAATGGGGTCAAAATATGATGAAATTTACTGGTGTTAAACTCCCGGGTGGAGTTGAACTTAACGGAAGACAAATGTATGATGATGCTCAAAGAGAAATTGACATTTTAATGGAAAAAATGTCAAATACATATGAACTTCCACCTCTAGATATGATAGGATGATCAAATGCTTAATCCATTCTTTCAACAAGGATCTAAAAGTGAGCAAGGTCTAATTCAAGACCTAATAAATGAACAACTTAGAATGTATGGTGTTGAAATATATTACATTCCTAGACAATATCTAACTAAGAAAACTGTAATAAGAGAAGTAATACAATCTAAGTTTGATAATGCATATCCAATAGAAGCGTATGTGAATAATTATGAAGGATATGGTGGTGCAGGAACTATATTATCAAAATTTGGAATCCAAGAATTAGATGATCTTAGTCTAATTATATCAAGAGAGAGATTTGAAACCTATATTTCTCCACTTATAAAAGACCTACCAAATATAGAATTATCAACTAGACCAAAGGAGGGAGACTTAGTTTATTTTCCTTTAGGTGATAGGTTGTTTGAAATAAAATATGTTGAACATGAACAACCTTTTTACCAATTACAAAAGAACTATGTCTATGAACTAAGATGCGAACTCTTCAGATATGAGGATGAGGTAATTGATACTGATGTAGATGAAATTGATGATAATATTAAAGATCAAGGATATATTCAAACATTAACTTTGGTTGGATCTGGAGTAACTGCTTCTGCTTATACGAATATTGTAAATGGTGGAATAAGGTTTATTAGAATAACAAATAGAGGTGATGGGTATACCTCAGTACCTAGAGTTGCAATATCTTCTGCTCCAGATGGAGGAGTTAATGCAGTTGGTGTAGCAACAATGATTGGAAATATTATTGATTGTAATGGAACTACCTCACTAAAAGTTCAGGGAGTTGAATTGGTTAATGCAGGATCTGGATATACTGTAGCACCAAATGTCGTGTTTATTGGTGGTGGTGGATCTGGTGCAGCTGCAACTTCGGTAATTAGAGATGGATTAGTAGGAATAGTGACAATTACATCCGGTGGTTCTGGATATACCACCTCTCCTACAGTTACATTTACCGGTCCAGGAATTGGAACTACTGCTAGTGCATATGCCGTAGTAAGTTCTGCAGGAACTATTTCTCAAATAAGAATAATAGATGCCGGAGTAGGATATACAGCAGCACCAACAATTACTATAGAGTCTCCATTTACAGGTGGAACAGGAACTTATCAGTTTAACGAAATAGTTACTGGATCAGTAAGTGGAGCAACTGCAAGAGTCAACTCTTGGAATAGTGTAACTAACGAACTTCAAATATTTGTAATATCAGGAACTTTCAAATCAGGAGACGTAATAGTTGGATCTGCAAGTAGTGCGTCATACAAATTAAATACTATCAATACTGATAATACAGTAGATCCTTATGCAGAAAATGATATTATAGAAAGTGAGGCGGACTCAATAATTGATTTCAC